GCTAGTTTTTCCAAATCTTCATTTGTTAAATTTGGAAATTGTTTTTTCAATTCATTAATAGGTATTGTTTTTATTTCTCCTATCTAATATATATCTTCAAAATAAGGAGAATCAGTATATGAATAAACTAAGTTGCTAGGATCAACATAGTCTATTGTTATTCCTTCAGAATTAGTATATGTTGTTTTTACGGCGCCAATACCTAAAACAGCTAGATCGTAATACATGCGCTTTTTAGTAAGCTCGTATCTATTTTTTTCAAATGTTGTTGTAATCGCCTGCTCTTCAGCTATTTCAATAGCTTCTTTATAATTAAGCTGCATATGCAAATCTAACTCGTCTTGATTAGATGGTAGATCAGTAATTCCACTTTCTTTAGTTTGCATACCAAACTCGGCCTGAATATATGAGTCAAGCTCTTTAGCTGCCATATCTCTCAATATACTTTCCATATACTGAGTTCTTTTATTTACACCGAAAGGGTCCTGTGAATATGCTTTTACGTCATATGATCTATTAGCCATGCCATTAACTACTATATCTACAAACTTAGGTATAATAGGCACGGGTTTCCAATCTAAATTAAGATAAGATAAATCACCGTTTATTGATAATTCATCTTTATATTTTTGCACAGATTGCTCTCCGCGCGCATATAATCTCAATTTGTGAAAATGATTTTGATTAATATAAAAACGGTTTCCAGCAGAATCTTTTTTAAACCATTCATGCTCTATTGCTCTAGCAACGTCTTTCCCGAAATTCGGACTAGCTTTTTCTGCGTCGCTAAGCGTTTGGCTTGGAAAATAACCTTTTACAACTGATTCAGCCATAATTATTTATTAATTTTGATTTCATGCCTTCGTTTTTATATTTAGCTATATTAAAACTTAGACTTAGTTTTTCTCTTTCTTGTTTAGGTGAGTACAAGTGCCTGTTGCATGCCATAATAGCTAACCCTGAGCTAATCGCTGCGTCAAACTTTGTTCTTTTGTTTAGATCAAACTTGGCCCAATCATTAAGTGTACCATTAAAATACATTTGGCCATATGTTCCTTCATCTGTTAATCCCACATGTTTTTGTATGTATGATTCTATCGCAGCTGCATGAGCCTGCTTAATATCTTCACTTGAGTTTGGCATTCCGCCTATTTCTTTTTCAGCAGTAGATAACTTGTTAAAAGTTTTGTCAGGTCTATTAATTGAAAACTTTCTATAGCCTCTACGCTTTAAATAATATAATAATCTAGGTTTATTGTTTTCTGCGAGTATTGGCATACCGTAAAAGTGTAATGCCATTAATACATCTTCAAAAAACATTTCAGCTGTTTGAGGCCGTGCAATATATTCAAGAAAAAACATATTTGCAGGAGCCTCTTCCATACTAAATTTGGTTAATCCGTGCAGTGCACCCTTTGAACCTTGGCCGTCTGTTGTTCCTGATATATCATATGAGTCACAACCAAACGCGCCGACGTGTTCGTTTCCGGGGTATAACACCCCTCTTTTCTCTATTACGCGGTTTTGAAGATTTGTAGGTGGTACCCAACTTACTTTAAACCTGCCGTTTGGGTTTGGTGTGAACACAACACTGCTATCTTTTATTCCGTTTGCCCAGCTAAAGCTTCCTTGCGCTACACCTGCCGATGAATATATATCGTCATTGTAATCTATTTGTTCGTATATTTTTGCAAGGTTAAATATACTATTTTGTGTTTCGTCTCTAAAAGCATGCTCCTCTGTGCGCGGAAACTGCCTATACATCTCGTTTAAGGCGTCCTGGTCTCCTTTTAAGCCATCAACTTCATTGTTCCAATGATCTATAACTCCGACCTCAATAAGGTCTCCATACGGACCTTCAATCGGTTTTCGCGGCGTATCAAAGACAGGGTTTCCAAAAGAATCAATGAATCCTTCGTAGTTCCATTCCATAGGTATGAACAAAGAATATAGTCCTGAGCGAGTCTGCCCATTGGCGTTTCGCTTTGTAACATCCGAATCATAATATAGTTTTTTAAAGTTTTCGCCGCCTTTGTCTAAAGCATTGCTTGTAGATCCCATCATACATTTACCAATAACCCGGCTACCTAACCTTAGCGTTGTCTTCGTGACTCGCCAGTTGTTGAGGATATTGTCCGGCCGTTCCCATTTACCCGATTCGTCGTGTACGAGGAGTTTGAGCTTCTCGCCGTCATAGGAGTTGTCGCCCGTGTTCTTCCAGTCAATTGTGGTGTCAAGCCCTTGTAGCTCTTCCCGCGTCTGCCCTGACTGTATAGATTTACGCGTGAGTTTTGAAGCGGGTACTCTATATGCGAGCTCGGTTTTGGGACGATCCATACCGTCTTGTATTGGTTTAAAAAAGAACGGGTAGTTAACGGATATTGGAACAACTTTATCTGTGAACATTTTCTTAGCGTCAGCCCCAGATTTGGACAGTATGCCAAACCGTGAATCAGACGATATTGTTGCCATGTTAACAGCTTCTGATGATGCCATGAATGAAAAGCCAGAGCGTCTGTTTTTGAGATAGCACATTCCATAACACCGTGAATCGGCTTTGCATGCTTCCCAAAATATAAAGAATAATCTGTTTGCTTCTCTAAATTCAGGGGCCCCAACGTCAATCTTACTCCACTGCAGGTACATGTAATGAGTGCCAGTAATATAAGTAGGCTTGTTCTTGTTATAGAACCAATGACCCTCATCGCGTCTTTTAAACTCTTCATCTATATATGGTTCCCATTGATCTTTGAATTCTTCCGGATAGTTTTTCCAGTCAAAGATTGTTTTTATTCTATTTAACTCTTTAGGGTATTCACGCTTAAACCATTTGTTTTCACCCTTAGTAATATTTGTAGGCATAGGTGGCAGCGCAATCTTTAAATTTTGTATGCTATACACATTGCCAATTTGCCCTGTCTTACTGATAACTACAATATCATTTTCTTTATCATAGCCATATTTCCATCTACGCGCTTTGTTGTGACGTTTGAGCGTGTTTATTTTAATCGGTTCAATAACCTCAAATAAAGTTTGCTCGTACATTACCTTGATCTTTTTTCTGCAAAGCCACTAAATGCTTGTTTTTTTTCTTCTTTAGGTTTATTTAGCAGTATTGACTTTTCTTCTTCTATTCTATTTAGAATCTCAAACGCGTCAAATATCGCGAGCTTTTTAGTTGCTGCTGCATTCTTAAGCCTATCTGTAGAAACGTCATCTTCTGTGTTTGTTATGATTTTTTCTTCTGCAACATGTATAAGCTCATCAACCGCTTTGTAGCCAGCTCGGATTATATTCTGTTTCGTCTCCTTGATATTCATATTTAATAGAAATTGAATTGGTTAACACCCTATACATTCTTTCGCCATCAACAACAAATTCATATTCGCTGCTTAGCGTAAAACCTACAAGATCATTTTTTTTAATACCGTTTTTTTGAAGCTCTTTATCTACAAACTTTATTATACCTATTAAAGGTCTTTCGGGATTTGTATCAAATTTATCTATTGATTCAATAGGTTTTACAAAACAATATCCTTTTGGTGCTATCCATTCTTTGTTTCGTTTATACAAAAAAACTTGTGATGGGTCTACAAAGTATTCGTTTTCTTTAAAAAATCCTCTACTGTTTTTTTCTTCACCATATACATCATACCATCTTCTAAAAACATTATGATGTAATATAACCTCATCACCTTTTTTAATATCTGTTTTTACTTCAACAGGTGTTTCAAGAACAACACCGTTTCTGCTTACATATCTATGATCAGATATTTCGGTATTTAGTATTAATTCTTTATCGCCTATAGATTTTTTATTATTGTATCTATCTTCTTTTGGGGCTATAATAAAATTAAATATACTTCGCATTAATATTCTAGGTTGTATTCTACTGCTACTGCCATGTTTTTATTAAAATCTTTCCAGGGCAGTACGTCGTTATGTTTTTTAATATAAATACTATATTTATCATCAGCTTCAACTATATCACAAATAGTATGCCCTCCGTAGACTTCTTGACCTACAGCGTAATGCATAGCTTCGTTTTTATAGTCTCTACCGATACTAATCTTCCTTATCAGATTCATCTTCTTCGGTTATTTCTGTATAACTGCCATCTTCAAGATTTATAGTAACTTGACCATATTCTTCTTCAAGTTCATTTTGCAGTTTTTTTAATCCGTCTTGCAACTCTGCGGATTCATGCAATAACCCGTGTTTCTGAAGTTCAATACTTCCCAATTGCGATTGGATTTTATTTAATTCTTTAACTACTCCTTGTAGCTTTTCAAGCTCTTCTTTTTTAATTTTTGACATAATAATTTTATTTAATTAAACTGATTATCTATACTTTAAATAATTACTTGTTTTGTTTGTTTTTTACCAAGGCACTTCTTTAGTAACTGTTGAGGGGGTAATTATATCTGCCAATGCGCTATCAACTGATGATTTCATAGCCGTTACGTCTAAAACACTTTCTATCCACGCTATCACTGTCGATTCTTTTAAATCTGCAAAAGCAGTAAAATTTTTAGAATCAGGATCTCCAACTTGAACAGTGCCTATAAAATCAGTTGAATAAGGATTGTCGTTAGAATCTTTTTGATCAGATATAGCTATATAAGAATAGTGCACACTATATACAACATCCGCTAAAGAATCTTTAGTTGGATATGTATCTAATGCATTAATTTTCCATGAATATGTTGTTGCCATTTTATGAATTTATTTGTAATTTTAAGTTTTCAATTTCTGTTTTTAATTCTTTAATTGCACCAACTAATAAAGGTACAATTTTTGAGTTATCTATTTCTTGATATTCCGGCTCGCCATTTTCATTAACACCATCTTTTTCACCTAGTACAGCTTCAGGAATTATATTTTGAACTTCATGTGCAACAAACCCGTCAACAGTTGTTTCTTCTGAAATAAAGTTGAAACGTTTTGGTTGTAATTGTTCGATTCTATCAAGCGAACCTGTCATGTCAACAACATTTTCTTTTAATCTATAATCAGAGGTAGTATTGTAAGCTGTTGTTGAACCTGAAATACTAATTGAACCCTTTTGACTGTTGCTTCTTCTAAACGAAACAAGTGTGCCGTCATTAGTAGTTCTATTAACAAGTAATGGCACGTTCCCGCTTCTTGTAATTGTAGCCAACCCAACTGGATTAAATTCAAGTCCGGCTGTATTAGTACCTGAGCTTGTTTTTCCAATTAAAACAATCCCATCATACCTAATACGCATTCTTTCTGCCGCTGACGTACCAGCTCCCCCTCCGGCGGTAAAAAATCTCATGTTAAACGCCGCGCCATATTCGTTTACTGCCGAACAATCTATTTTTGCTTTTATTTGAGCGCCTGCTCCAGATGCATCATTGCCATAAAACTCATACGCGCCTAATAATTCATCCGCTGTCCAATTTTTGTTACTAGTTGAATTTATTCTAATACTAACATCATCAGTTCCCGAAACCACTAGTTTTTCAGCCGGAGAATTTGTTCCAATACCAACTTCACCATCTTGGTCTATATATATTCTGGATAGATACGAACTATTTTGATAGTCTTGTATATGAAAGGCATTTTTACCACTATAATTTTCAGTATTTAGCCTATAGCCATATGAGCCCTGATCATGGATAAAATCAATAATACCGTCTACATTCCCTGAATCCCCAGAATCACCACTATCACCTCTTAGTATTAATTGAGCCGCACCAGTATTCGTTACTTTAATAGCTCCGCCAGACACTTCTAATTTTTCTGCTGGGGCTGTTGTTCCGATTCCAACATTACCACTTGTATCAACAGTTAGTGCAGCATCAGTGTTTAAATCTGAGGTTGATGCTAACTTAAACTTATCAGAATCACTATTATCTGCTCCAAGAACCCATCTTCTTGCTCCTGTAAGTAAAAATTGAGCTATTGCATCACCAGTACCATCTTGTTCAATAATTAAACCTGTTGAATTACCAGTTCCAGTAGTGTTTTGCTTAATATGGAGTTTAGAAGCAGGATCAGTATGTCCAATTCCAACATTACCACTTGAATTAATACGCAAACGTTCTGCACCGTTTACTCTTGCAACCATTGCGTTGTTTGCGTGTTCATAATAAATTGAACCCCCGGCATTAAAACCACTATTTGCGCCGTCTGCAACATCAGCAAAAGCTAAAAAAGAATTACCCGAATTTGAAGAATAAATTGTTGCGCCAATATTTCCCGCACCACCAATAACAAGATTGCTTGCTTGATTAAAAAATGACGAAGGATTTGACACGCCTATTCCAACGTTGCCGTTTGAATCAATGCGCATTTGTTCCGTAGGGGTTCCACCGCTACTTGACGGTGTTGTTTTAAATTTTAATATTCCCCCTCCAGAATTACCGCTTCCAACTGTTGAAGCACTTTCAACTTCAATTTGAGCGTTACAATAGTTATTGTCGTCATCAACACTGAACTGAAGTATCCCAGTTGTTTCTCCAGCAGTTACCGTTCCATCTTTTCTAAGTATATCTATAACCCCCGGGGCACCTGTACCACTAATAGAACCAACCCTTAAATCTGGGACAGAACCGTATGTTGTAGTAAAATCCGTTACAGCGATGCCAACATTGCCCGAGGTATTGACGCGCATTGCTTCACCACTTCCGAATGTAGAATTGTTTACACAAAATTTTATACCTTTTGACGCACCGCCTTGAACAACGGCGTTTGACGACCCGTCGTAACCAAATTTAGTACGAGGTCCGGCAAATGCCATATTGAAAGAAGTATTTGAATCACCAATTTGCAAATTACCGTCGTCTGGACTCGTCGCGCCTATACCAACGTTACCACCGTTGAGATATGAATCACCATTAGAGTTTAATAATACTTTTTCACCTGAAGAACCACTAACATTTGACTTAAGTATCAGCCTCATGTTTTGACTGCTATCTTTATAAAAACCGGATGTGTTAAAATAGTCACCTCCTCCATTTACGCTTTCTACTCGTAAAACATAACCCGCTGATGTCGATCCGGTTGTTTCCTTAACATGAAGTCTAGCTCCTGGATTTGTAAGTCCAATCCCAACACGCTGGCTTGTGTCAATAGTCATTGCAAAACCAGTAGCACTCTGAGTATTTAAATCAGAGTTTGTATGCCAATTCATAGGCCCTGAAGTAAGGAAGTCAGCTGAGGTGCTTCCAGCAACAAGGCCAAACCCATGCTCATTATTACTACTATCTGTATATTGTACTTTTATGCCACCTGTGCCCGGTGTGCCTGAAGACACTGTAGATTTTGAGACTAAAGTGTATTTAGTTTGAGCAGATGCACCAGTACCTGACCTAACTTCTACAACTTCTAGTTTAGAACCTGGACTTGTTGTACCAATACCTACTTCATTTGAAGCTGCATCTACATATAGTACGTCTGTATCTACTGCGACTGTATTTAAAAATTTAATCGCCATATTTTATTTAATTATTTATTAAGATATTGCTGGGAAGCTAGTTATCAAAGCAAGATAGTCTTGAGTAGCTGAAGGTGCTGTTGCAAAAGCTACAGTTACTCGATCATTTGCATCTGAGGTTGTTCCTTTTGTAATATCTGCAAATACCTGCTCATACGTTGCTCCTGATCCATCATTTCCGTAATCTAATAGTGTTACAGAAACTATATGCGTGCTAAAATTATGTACAACTTCAAAAGACGTTGTGCTGCCATCCCCCGATATTTTTTTAGTTATTTTGTCCCCTGCTGCTATATAAGTTTTTACATCTGAAAGTAATACTTTTTTAGTTTGATTAGATGCACTAGTATCTCCAATTATCATTGAATCTCCATCTGCCAATGTAACACTAGACCCCGCTGTTCCAGCATCTAGCATATTTAGTTCAGCCGCTGTAGAGCCAACAGCTGTGTTATTTAATACAAGGCCGCTATCTGGCAACCTTACGCCTCCTAGATTTGCAACGCCTGCTGTACCGCTAAATACTTCACTTGAATTTGTAGCGTCTGGTATAAATGTAAAGTAACCTGTGCTTTCATCATAACCAAAAAATCCTAACTTAGCAGCACCAGGAGATCCGCCTTGAAACCAATTAAAAGTAACACCTTTATCTAACTGGTCATTACTTGATAAGGTGGCACCATTATCATCACCCCCTAGTTCTATTACAGGGTCTTTAATAGTTACCACCGTAGAGTTTACTGTAGTTGTATTACCTGATACTGTTAAATTACCTGTTATTGTAACATTATTTGCAAATGTGGCATTTCCATCACTACCTGCTATTGTAAGCGCGTTTGAAAGAGGATTTAAAGAACTTCCTGAGCTATCTGCTTTTGCTATTTGAAATATGATGCTACCTCCAGCGCCTGTTCCTTTACCAATACCACCAGCAATCGTCAAAGCACCGCCGGCTAAATTATTTGTCGTGCCAGCGGTAGTATCACCGCCTTTTATTGTTAAAGTTTTACCTGCGGCATTATGAGCAGCGGCTGTACTTTTTATAGTATGATTAACATCATAAAATAATTCGCCACCTCCTATTGTTAAGTCACCTGTTATTGTAACATCATTAGGCAATCCAATACTAATTGTACCAGCACTATTATTTCCAGTAACATCTACTTCTTTTGCAGTACCGCTAATTGCTACAGAATCTGTACCCCCGCTTGAATCTGTTAAAGTTATATTTGTAGAACCCCCTGTAACGCCTGGATTAGGTGCTACACTACCTGTAACAGGTAAAGTATATGTTGTATTATCAGATGCTATTGTTAATGTTTTAGTTGCATCAGTAGCTGACCCAGCAACTGTAAAAGTAGTATTGCCTCCTTCAATTAATTTAAAATCTTGAAAAGAAACTAATGTTACATCTGAGCTGCCATCATTGATTATAATATCTCTCGGCGCTTTTAAAAACCTAGTGCCGTCGTGTATCTTTATATGATGCGAAGAACTGTCAAAATACACTTGCCCTTCCGCTGCTGTTGGAGCCGACCCTGTTGTATGCAATTTAGCATTTAATAACTGATTGTCATTAAGGTCTATGTTATGTAGAAATTGTATTGCCATAATTATTAATTCATATATGCTTTACCAGACTCCGCGCTGATGAAAGACACTGTTAATCTATTTTTGTTTATATAAGTTACGTTGCCATATCCTTTTTGCCCCGAAGGTAACGCAACAGATACGGAAGGAAATTTGTTTAGGTTATGTTGAATATCCCAGGTGGCAGATGCGCTAGACTGATCAAACTCAAAGTGCTTATCGCCGTCTCCAACAAAAGCTAAGCTATAATACTTATCTACTGTTAATACACCGTTGCCTGAAACATATGTTAAAGTAAAGTCATAAAAATTTGAGTCAGAAGAATTTTGAACTACATTTTCAACTTCATATATTCCATAAATATTTTTATCATCTGTTTGAAAAAGTATAACAGCTTCACCTTTATAGTCTAGTATAAAGTTTTCCATATTATGCTCAGCGCCGTCAATTTTACTAAATTGTAAAGAAGACACAGATGAAAATGAAGTACCTGAGCTTGGCCCTGTAAATTTTTTTTCACCCGATGTTGTTGATAATTGATATGAAACCTGGGTGTGTACTGATATTAAACCGTTTTCACTTAAAAACTTAGCAATACCTTCTAAAGTATAATTCTTGGTTATCGAACCAGAAGCGTCGGATCCAATAACTTTATCATCCTTAGTTATGATAAGGTCTTTAGAATAGGTACTAATTCTAGCCATTTGCTATTGTTTTTTTGATTTTTCCCATGTTCTACCTACAAAGTAAGCTCCATATACTGTAATAAGTAATGACTGAAAAATAGGTATATATTCTTCAGCCACCTGGAAGCCACCTATATTGCCATCAAAAAATGACAACGCGGTAAAAATAAATGTTAAGTAAATTAGAACTAAGGGCCTGATGTTTTTAGAAAGAAAAGAATCGGATTGCATATCCAACTTCCAACGCTCTGTAATTTGACTTTGGGCGTCTTGGTCGGCTTTTTCTAAAAGCTCCTGCAATTTTTGTTTTGCTTCTAGTCTTTCTTCTTCGGTGGTTGTTAAACTATCTATTACGCCACCTACATCTTTTATAAGACCCCCAGTGATTAAACTGAGTAATTTTTTCATTATAGGTTTACTTTATAAGCATCGCCAATAGAAGGGCGACTTTTCTTTTGTTTTGTAGCCTGTCTGTCGTATCGTTTTCTTAATCTACTTAATTTTCTTTGTTTTCTTTTATCAGACATGGAATCGTCTTCCGCTATCATATTAGCTTTTGTACGAAGCTTAACCATTTTAGAAAAGCTTTTATCTGCTTTTTTAACATTGGGTTTAGATTGTTTAACCGTTGGGGTTTTAACCGGCGCCGCTACAGCCGTTGGCTTTGGAACCGGAATCGAAGTACTAGCAGTTGGCTTAGGTGTAGAAATTGAAACAGGTTTTGATTTAGGAACAGCAATAGATTTTGCTGCTGGTTTAACTGTTTTAGTTGGTTTTTTAGGAGCAGGAGTAGGAACATTCGCCTTTGCAGTTTTTGGCTTTGTTGTTACGCTTGGTGTTTTAGGAGCCGAAGGAGCTGGTGTCATAACTGGAGCAGGTTTAATTCTACCTTGTCTTACTAGTTCAGCTTTGCGCTGCTGCCCTCTAACACTTCCTTTGCTTTTGTCAAAACCATAAGAGCTAGTTGATGATGCTTTTGAAGCATTTGCTTTTTTCTTAGAAAGATTAGAAGCCGCTCTTCTGCTAGATGGGCTTGTGTTGATTACAGCCTGATCCTTAGCTTTAAATGTGGTATCACTATCTTCGCTATGATGACCCATTCGCATTTTGTAATTTGACATAACTTTTATTTTTTATATGTTGATTTTTTACCTTTAAATTTCATCATCGGCATGTTTATATTTTCTAGCATAGAACCTGCTTGATAACCAAATCTACCAAATTCATTTGATTTTTTTGGCTGACCCATAATACCAGCTATATCTATAGTGGGCTTGGTAGAGGCAGTACCAGTAGTAGTAGTGCCGCTGGTTCCTTTTGGTAGCTCTGCTGCTTGCGCGGCAGTTGGTACTGCGTCAATATCAAATTGCTGCTCACCTGTTTTACCTTGATCCTGTTGTAGAGCCCTAAGTTCGCTTTGCTTAACTAAAGCATCTAACTCTCTTTGGATAGCCGCTTTTTTCTGACTTCCTTCTTTTGCATTTCTAAGCTTTCTTTCAAGCTTACCAATATTTCTAGAAAGTATACGCCCTCTTCTAATATCTCTACGCTGATCTAAAGGGCTAAGGCCTTCAACTTGTGAAATTCCAGGAGTAAATTTTTTTGTTGCAGTTGTTACCGTTTCACCTGGTTTGTCAATTGTTATAGTGCCGGGACCGCCTGAAACACCTGTTTTGGTGGCTAGGTCAAGTTCATATCCAGTTGGGTCAGCTTCTTTTTGACCTGTCCTATCAGCTATATAAGCAGCTTTATCTTTATACATGCCTTGTATTCCTTCTAGGTTTTGCTCCCATGCTTCGTCATAAGAAAGCCTTTTCTTTGTTTCTTGACTTCCAGGAATGACTTCTGTATCTGTTGTTGTTTCTAAAGTGCCTAGTGCTCCAGTCTGACCAATTGCTTGTTCACTTGAAATATTCGAAGGCATACCTTCTTCGTCATGCGTATTTAGCAGTGGAGCCATTTGCATGTTATATGCCTGCCCCATAGGAAACGTATGACTGCTATCCATACCAGACTTGTCTTTGCCCATTTGCATAGTGTAGCCCATTTTTTCAACCACTTCAGGTTTTGATTTATAAAGCTTGTAAAGCCCTTCCCCAGCTTCTTTCTTGCCTTTCATTAATTTCTGTGCCATATCTTTAATTTTTGTTTTTGCGGGGGAACAACGCGTTCATAGCCTCGCGGCGCCCCTCACAACCGCATGGTATATTTAATCCTTTTGACATAAAATCTACAGCTTTCTTAATACCAGTAGCTGTGGTAAACTTGTGAAT